GGGCCTCTTCGCACTCGACCTGCCAAGGCTTCAGCGGGGTAGCCCCCGGCTGGGCGGTTTCGGGGTTCAGGCCTGTCAGGGCCTCGATTTCGGAGAAAAGGGTGCGCGTGGCCTCCGGCGCGGCGGCCCGCACCTCGGGGCGGAGGGCCGCGCCGGTCAGACGATAGGCCCAAAGCACCTGGGAGAGGTTGTCCTGTTCCCGCTCCAGCTCCTCCCGGAACTCTGGCTTCACCCGGCTGGGCTCCAGGTTCAGGAGCCACACGTCCAGCTTGCGGAGAGGAAGGCAGAGCACCTGTTGCATGCCCCCCGCCGTAGGGGTGGTGATCATCGCCACCCCCCACTTCCTGGGATTGGATCGGAACTTGGAGGCTTGGCTGGACCAGTCCAGGCCCAGGGCATCTACCCGAGGGCGCATGGGGACGAGCATCTCCCCGTCTTCCTGGATGAGCACGGGCACCTGCTGCCCGTGGAAGTCAATATGGCGAAGCTCCGCACTCATGCGGCACCTCCTGTGTGTTGACGGGTTGATAGCCCGTGTTTGTCTGCCCAGGTGATCGGCACCTGGAACCGGGAGCTATCAACCCGCACAGGTCGGGCCCGCTTATTCGCCCGTACTGGGCTGTTGTATTCGCGTGACTCCCGGCATGGGGTGCCGTTCGTCCTGTGACAGGAGTTGATAGCTCCGGCACACAGGTTATCGGGGTGGTGGAGGGTTGCAAGGGTTTTCAAGGGGTCATCCTTCGTCACGGTCATGGCGCTTGGCGTCGTAGGAGAGGGCCGCGACGATCTTACGCAGCTCGTCCGGCTCGCAGTGCTGGACCTGGTTCTTCTTGAACATCCGCCAGGCGATGCCATGGGCGTAGGCCCAGGGGCGCCGGGCCTCGGCGAGGAAGGCTTCGATCTTCGACATCAGGGCCACGCCCTCCACGGGGACCATGGTGGGCTTTCCAGGGAAGGGCTTTCCCCCTTCGGATCCGGCAGGAGCACCGGATTTCGCCCCCATGCGCCCCAGCTGCAGCAGCACCTTCCACCGTTCCCCGGGGCCCATGGCCGAGGCGCTGTCCTTGCCGGTGGTGGTCTTCAGTAGGCTCCGGTAGGTCTCCTCGTCCAGGCCCAGCTCCTTCTTGGCCAGGTGGATCCGGGCGAGGTCCTTGCTGCGGCGAGGGTCGGGGGTCGTCATGGCAGCACTCCGAAGAGGTGGGCCTTCTCTCGGGATAGGTCGCACAGCTGATCGAGTTCTGCATCCAGACTGGCGCTCAGGATGATGCCCCCACGGATGTCACGAATGCGACTGACCAGGCGGACCAGGCCGCGCCCCGTCTCCATGACCTGTCGCTCGATCTCCGGGCAGTCACATTCATTGGGGGCATCATCCAGGCCTTCGTTGTAGGCCGATGCCATCTCCATGCGGATTTGTTCCTCAAGCCGGGTGTCATCCCAGCCCAGACTGGTGCGGGCGCTCATCAGGGTGGCGGCTCTGGCCGCGAAGGGCTTCACTTCTCCCCCATGCCGAGACACATCAAGGTGGCCACGCCCGTCAGCGCTGACGTTACCAAGACCTTGAGCCCGAGGATCACAAGGGGTTCCCACAAGACCCCAACCAGGAGGAGCGCCATGAAGATGCTCGCCGAGGTGAAGGAGATGATGACCTTCGTTCTGTGGCTCATATCAGGGCCTCCCCGGTGTAGGCGCACCATACCTTGCGGGCTTTGGCCCACGCTCCAAGGGTCTGTGGAAGGGAGTGAGTCTGGGGCTCCGAGTAGAACCCTCGGACGGTCTCTTCGAGGGTGTGAGCCAAGATGCGCAGCCCGTGGTCGGCTGGGAGCCGGTCCGCATCTGCCCGGGCAGTCATGCTCGCGGGGTTTCCGGTCCATGCGCTCCAGCACAACCTTGTGCTGGCTCTCGATGACCTGGTGGATCCGGACCAGGCGGCCTTCATCGTCACGGAGCAGGGTGAGCAGTTTCATGGGGTCTCCTGGCGGTCCATGCGCTCGATCTCGGCCAGGATGAGGGCACCGGCCTTGACGAGCATCCGGCGGCGGTCAGCCGTTGGCTTCCACGACTCTTCGCCCCATGGCCAGGCCTCAGGCGCGGTTACCCACCTCGATGAAAGTGTCCCGGCGTAGCAGGCTGCCGCATCGGCCAGTTCTCCCCTGTCGTGATGGTCGTCATGCTCGGGCGTCCAGCCCTTGGACTCGACCTGGCGGCGGCGTTCCACCAAGACATCGAAGGCCGCATGGGTGATTTCGATCCTCGTCATCACGCCCCCTTGGCCAAGGTGGCCTTGCAAGTGGCGCAGTCGTGGAAGTCGCTGTCGAACTGGACGGGGCTGCCTTCGGGCACCTCGGCCCCACAGATGGCCGTCCCGGCCTCCGAGGGGCTGAGGCGCTGGAAGGGCTGGTCGTGGAGCACCATGGCGTGGGCCTGGCGCTGGCCCCGGATCTCGTACCAGACGGCGAGGGTGATGGATCGGCGGTTCATCGGAGCCACCCGAAGATCCGGGGGCGCAGGATCCGCGCCCAGAGCTCGTCCACGTCGATGAAGAGCAGGCGGAGAAGGCGATGGGAGCGGCGGTCGCGGGCCTTCATGCGACCGCCTGCGACAGGCGGACGCCCAGGGCCAGCGCATCGGCCAGCAGGTCGATCTCGCGCTCCACGGCGCGGGCCTCCTCGGAGGTCAGCCCGTCGCACTGGGGGAGGAGGGCGATGACCTGGCCCCTCATCCCGCGCAGCTGGCCCACGAGGCCACAGGTGGGCGCCTTGGGAGCGTCCATGGGCTTGGGTTCAGGCTGCATGGCGGCCTCCTGACCAGGCGCATCCTGCAAGTGATGGGGGGGGGCGTCTTGCTTGGTGGTGCCGCGCTCCTTCTTCTGGGCTTCGAGGGGGACTTCCAGGCCATGGACCTTGCAGAGGTCGCGGATCTCCTGCTGCGCCCAGTAGAGCTTCTCGCCCTTCCGGGTGGCGGCCTGGATGCGCTCCACCAGGTGCTCGATGCGGGCCTGGGGAGATCGATGGTGGGTGGGGTTGGATCGGGGCATGGGGGCCTCTTCTGGGGCGGGATGGGTGGGCTCCTTGGCCTTGCGCAGCCGGAGCAGGGGCTGGACAGGCCGTTCGATGGGCTGGGGAGGGACGGTGATGTAGAAGGGCCTCTGGGCGGCCTCGGCCTCTTTCAGCTCGATGGCGAAGGCGAGGCTGTCCTTCTTCTTCATCCAGGGCTTCATCTTGGGACTGAAGATGTCCGTGGGCCGGGTGGCCTGGTGGGCTTCGAGCCGACGGCGCAGCTCGGGGAGGTCGAGAGCCAGGAACTCGCTCACGGCATCGGCTCCGCCACGCCGGTTCCGCCACAGCACTCGCAGACACGGCCCTGGTAGAGCCCCGAACCGATGGGCTCGCAGTCGGGGCAGGAGGCGCGGAGGTCCAGGCGGCCATTGGGCTCCAAGTGGAAGAGGGGCGTGCCGGCGGCGGCCTTCTTCCGGTTCTTGCGGGTGGTGGCTTCGGCCTTGGCTTTCGCCTTGGCCTTGCGGTCCCGGTCGCGGATGGCGTCGGTGATGGTGAGTTGGCGAGCGTAGGTGGGCATCGCCGGTCCTTTCTGCGCCTTCGGGGCGCGTGGCGTGGGTTTGGGCGACAGGGCCGCCCGGAGGCGCAGGCGGGCGCGGAGTTCGATCTGGCTGATGCGCTGGCGGGTCAGGCCCCAGTCCTTGGCGATGGATTCGAGGGTTTCGGGTTCACCCCGGAAGCCGAAGCGGCGGAGGAGCACTTCGCGGTCCTGGGGGCGCAGGGTCTCCAGGGCCGCCCTGAGGGCCATGCGGGCCCGCTGCCCCAGGTCATCCGTGGGCTCTGGATCGGAAGGCAGGAGGGCCGCCCAGGTGGTGGGGCTGGCGCCATCCTCAGGGCTTCCAGGTACCGCGGCATCGAGGCTGAACACGGGCGGCTGCTGGCCGTTCTTGCGGAACGTCCGGCGCAGGTCGCGGGGGATGTTGATATCGCCTGATCCATCCAGCGCGTCCATCATGGCGTTGCGGATCCAGTAGACGGCCCAGGTCAGGAAGTTGGCGGCATGGCCGGGCTCGTAGGTGCGGGCGGCCCGAAGGGCGCCGATGCGGCCCTCCTGGACTAGATCCTCCACCGCCAACCCGGCCATGGCCGCCACGCGGGAGAGGGCGCGGGCGCGCTTCCAGACCCAGTTCTCCACGGTGGCGGTGACGGCAGGGTCCAGGCCCTCCCCTGGCGTCCAAAGGACGTCCTGGTCCTGGATGCGGACCCAGACGGCCAGGGGCCGGGCGGTGGAAGGCTCGGAGGTCATCAGGCGGCCTGCCGGAGTTCCTGGTAGAGGGCGACGGCGGCCTCCACGCTGTAGGCCACAGGGAGACCCAGGTGCATGGCCATGGCCAGTTCGCGGCGGCAGCCGGGGCTCTCGTTCCAGTTCCCGGCCATGACGATGAAGTCGCAGCGGCGCAGGACTTTGAGGTCCATGGCCATCCAGGACTCGTAGCCCACGTCCGAGCTGCCGATGGCCGGGCTGTTGGTGTGGGGGCAGTAGTGGAGGACCTCGGCCTCCCACAGCTCATGGGAGGCCCTCTTGGCGGCCAGGTAGTGGAAGATGCGCGTCAGGGCATCGGGGGCGCTCATGGGGGCGCTGAGGTAGGCCATGGGGAGGCGCGGGAGGGCCAGGTCGGCCTGGAGCTGATCCACGGCTACACCCCCGCCATGTCGAGGGAGATGGGGAGGTATTCGCCGCTTTCCGACCGCTCGTAAACGCGGAGGTAGCTCTTGCTACTGACGACCTGGACGGACTCGGAGATGGCATCCATGGCCCGCTTCCAGTCCTTGTCCTCGATGTCGAGCTTCCGCAGGCCCAGCACGCGGCGGATGCTCACGTTCCCGGCCTTGTCCACCTGGAAGGCATCGTTGACGAGGGCCATGAGGTTGGCGTCGGCGCCGTCCGACCACTTCTTGATGCACTTGTCGATGATCGCCTTCGCCACCTGGAGGCGCTCGTCGAAGGCGATGTTGTCCTGGTTGGCCTGGATGACTTTGAAGCGCCCGTCAAAGGATATGAGGCTAAGGTTGCCCTTGGTGCCGCCGAGCTTGGCCTTGAAGCGAGCGGCGCTGGTCTGGACGAACTCGTTGATCTCATCCATGACGGTGGTCTTGAACTCGGCGAGCTCGCCGGACTTCTCCCTGGCGCGGGCGGCGATGCCCACCACGAGCTGATCTCGCAGCAGGTCGATCTCCTTGATGTTCTCGATGAGGACCAGGTCGCCGTTGGCGTTCTGGCGGTAGCCCTCGGGGATCTTGGGGGTCTTGGTCATGCGGTTGCTCCTAGTGGCGGATGAAGCGGCGGCGCCGATGGGCGTCCCGCAGGTGAAGGGCGCCCAGGATGGGCAGCCAAAGGGGGGAGAGGATCCAGGTGAGGACGGCGTTCATGGGACGGTCTGAGTGACCGAGGTGAAGCCCAGCACGATCAGGCGCTCCCGGAAGGCGGCCTGGAGTTGGGCGAGGGTCGGGATCGGATCGCCCCGGTACTGTTCGAGCAGCAGCCAGTCGATGGGCTCCAGGTGCATGCCCCGGCGGACCAGCTCGGTCATGGCGGACTGGGCGGTCTCCATGCTGGTGATGTCAGTCATCAGGCCGATAGCCTCTCGGCAGGCAAAGGCCATGGAGAGGTAGGCGTGGCCTCGATACAGATCCTCCATGGCCACCGGGATCTTGCTGGGGCCGAGGAGAACCGTGTCCTTGGCGCGGTCCGCACTGCGGATGGCCACGCGGGGATGGGGGCTGCTGGGGATGTAGACGGGCTTGAGGAGGGTCTTCAGGCGTTCAAACACTGGTGGCTCCTTGGCGATGGGTGTTGTGGGGACAGGTCTGGCAGGCGGCCCAGTGGTGCTGGGCCCAGGGAGAGGAAGTGGGGCGATCGCACTGCCGCCAGAAGACAGGTCGCGCTCCTCGAAGGTCCGCAGGACGGCGGCCTCGATCCGAGCGGTGCTGCTGTCGTACTTGCCGTTCAGCACCAGGCTCAGGGCGGACTTGCTGTAGCCCAGTTCGGCCGCCACGGCGCCCAGGCCGCCCGGGCCACGCTGGGAGACCTGGTCTCTCAGGAGCTCAAGCCACATCGAAGACCTCCTGGGTGTTGGCGTCGAAGACGCGGCCCTGGCGCTTGTTCCACTGAGGAGGGAGAGGCCCGCTGTCCCGCACGAGGGCGTAGATGGTGCGGTTGCCATCCTTGTGGGGCATCCGCTTCACGAAGCCCGCCTTCACCAGGGCATCCAGATACTTCTTGGCGCTCTCGTAGGGGTTGCCGTCCGTAGCGTTGGAGGCAGGAACCAGAAGCCCGTGGATGGTGGACTTGCGCATCATCCGGAGGGCCCGCCAGAGGCGAGAGCGGAAGTGGTGTGGCATCTCGGAGGTCTGCCGGGGCGCCTTGGGCCCGGACTTCAGCTCCAGGCCCTGGCCGGCTGCCTCGGCGCCCTGGGGCGTGAGCTTCCAGGTGCCGCGCCAGGCCATGAAGGCCAGCCCGCGCCCACGCAGGGTCTTGAGCCCATCCCGCACCTGGAGACGGGTCAGGCCCGTGTCCTCCAGCAGGGCGCCGAAGGCGATGCGGCCGAGGCGGCCCGCCATGGCTCGCAGGATGGCTGTGCTGGGGCTCTGTCCACTCACGCCTGCCTCTGCAGCTTGACCAGGCGGGGGCGCTTGGACTGCCAGTCGTGGATGAGCTCCTGGCCCTCCACGTCCTTCATGGACAGGGAGCCCGCCTTGCGCTGGCGGGCCACGCGCTCGCAGTTGCCCAGGGCGTTCATCACCAGGCGCATCCGGCCCTCGCACTGGCGGTGGATCTCCTCCACCAGGTCCTGGTCCAGCCGCACACCATCGAGCAGGGTGCTGGCAGCCTTGGCGACGTCCTCGCGGCTGACGGGCTGGAAGTAGACGATGACGGCGATGCGGCTGCTGATCTGGGGGTAGCGGCTGCGGATCCGGTCCTTAACCTGGTCCATGCCGACCAGGACGACCGGGATCTTGGTGGCATCGCTGACGTCCCGGATGGCCTCCATCACGGCGTGATCGGCCAGGGCGTGCTCTACCTCGTCCACGACCACGGTGTAGGGGCGGGATTCCAGGGCGCTCACGGCCTGGCGGAACATGTCCTCGGTGAGCCGCTGGGGGCTGACACCCAGGGCGGACAGCAGATCGTTGAGGAACCAATGGCGAGTCCAGCCACTCTTGGCGCGGACATAGACCGCGTAGGGCTGCTGTGACACGTACCAGCGCAGGGTTTCGGTTTTGCCGAAGCCTGGCTCGCTGGTGACCAGCATCATGCCGGCCTCCATGGCGCCGCGCTGGTGGACGATGGCAATTCCTGCCATCAGGCGCTCCACGTTGCTGACGAGGGCGAAGGTGGGTTTCAAAGGGCCTCCTTTGAGGGGGATGAGGGTGGTGGGGGTCAGGCGCCCAGGCCCAGCACGGCCTGGAGCGCGGGGTCCGCTTGGATGCGGAAGTGGATCTCTCGGGCTTCCTGGTCGTCCAGGGCCTCGGGGTGGGCTTGGGCCCAGCGGTAGTACTCGATGTCGTTCTGGAAGATCGGGCGGCCACTGGGGGCCAGGGTTTCGGGCTCGGGGGCGACGTCCGTGGGGACGTCCGGCCGGAAGTCGGCGAGACGGCTGAAGCCCTCGGCGGCCAGGGCCCGCTGGGCATCGGTCAGGTCCTGCACTTCGACCTGCTCCAGGGGCTCGCCCAGCACGCGCTGGGCCTTGGCTTCCAGGCGCTGCCGTTGGCCTTCCTTGCGCTTCTCCCGCAGGCTCTCGACGTAGGGCTTGGGGAAGTAGGCGCTCTTGTTGGCCTCGAAGCCCGCCTCGCAGACGAAGGTGCCATCCTGGCGGCTCACCCAGACACGGGTGGCATCGTGAATGTCGAAGGCCACGCGGGCCACTTCGCCGTGCAGCTCGGCCAATTCCTTGCTGAAGTAGGTGTTGCCGAAGAGCGAGATCTCTCCCCGGCGCACCATGCGCAGCTGTTCAGGCCGGAAGTCCTCCAGGGAGACCGGCAGCCCTGTGGGCTTCCAGCCCAGGGCCTCGGCCTGGGCCCAGGTCTGGTCAGGGCTCAGGTGGCGCTGGCGGCCCGTCTCGGCATCCAGGGCCTTGGGGCAGGCCTTGTTGGGCCGGGCGTTGTGGGCCGCGACAGCCATGTCCACGAAGGCCACGAAGGCCTGCCAGGAGGGCAGCACGGGGAGGCCCTTCCGGCTGGCCTTGAAGACGATCTGGCGGGCCTGGCGGTCCATGGAGGCGCCCACGTAGGTGCTGAAGGTCTTGGCCGCCAGCTCCACCCAGACGGTCTTCTGCATGCGCTCGATGACGCCGCGGGCCTGGGAGTTGTAGGGGATGCTGAACTCATGGTTGTAGCCCAGGCGGGCCTTGAGGGCCTCCATGCGGTCGTTGCGGTAGCCGGGCCCGTTGTCCGTGTAGAAGATGAGGGGGACACCGCCCCGCAGGACCGCCATGCGGAAGGCGTCCATGACGGACCAGGTGCTTTCCTTCTCCCAGGCGGACCAACCGACGATGCGGTTGGTGGCGATGTCCACCACCATGGTCAGCTCAGGCCGGAAGGGCCTTCCGTGCTCGGGGTGGGCGATCTCGGCATCGAAGGTGTGGCCGTCCGCCGTGAGCACATCGAATGGTTCGACGGGCTTCTCCCGGCGGCGGAAGGGCAGCTTGGTCTTCAGCTCGCGGGGCAGCATCCGGCCGCGTTCCCGCTCGATGGCGCCCACCTTGTCCATCCAGCGCCGGGCGCTGTCGTAGCTGGGGGCCTTCACCCCGTCGGGCAACTGCCCCACCAGGGCCTGGACGGCCCAGCTGAGACTGGGCTCCTGGGGCTGGCGGTAGATCTCTAACAGCAGTGGCAGCCAGTTCGGCATGGCGCGATCCGTGGCCTTGGGGGCCAGGCGATCCAGGCCGCCCTTGGCCTCTTTGGCCCACCGCTGCAGGGTTCGCCGGCTGAGGGTGCGGGCGCCGGACTGGCCGCTGCGGGCGTTGGCCAGGGGGATGAGGCGCTGGATGTCATCCGGCAGGCGCTTCTCGTCGGCCTGGGACACCAGCCGAGCCACGGCCCGCTCGGCGCTGAGGCCGGCTTCCCGGGCCACGCGGTTGAGGTAATGGAGGATGCCCACCCGGGCGTCCATGTGCTGGCGCTGCCAGTCCTTCATGTCCTGGATGGACCGTGGCTCCTGGGGTGGGGCGATGGCGGGCGCGGCCTGGGCGGCGGCCTTGGCCGCCAGCTCGGCCTGGGCCTTCAGGCGGGCGTCGCGGATGCGGCGGGCATCGGGGTAGATAAGGAAGAGGGCCTCGGTCTCGAATCGGTAGTCCGTTCGCCCACTCCGAAGCCCATCCGTTATGAGGATGGGGGTTGCCTCAAGTCGCCCGGAGGTGATCGCCTTGCGGATGGCCCGCTCGCTGACATTCGCCAGGGCAGCACCTTCACTCGTGGAAAGCTGCGGAACCTGCGGAACCAATGGTGTTGAACCAC